CTGAGACGCCCCCTGTATATTTATGCAACGATCGTTTGAATAGGACATAACCAAGACCATGCCAAAGAGAACCATAAAAGACCTGCTTAAACTGCACGGAGTAACGCGGGATCAGCTTAACGCAGCCAAGTCAAATGGCGTTGATATCTGGAACGATGAGGCAGTTAAAACGTGGCTAGATACCAAAAGACACCGCATAAAGCCTGGTGCCGAGATGTCCGAAGAGGTTGGTGCAACTCAAACCTTGGCAGAGATTGAGGAAGCCATTAAACGGGCAACAAATATTGACGATGTAAAGATACTTAAAGAAAAGGTTCTGGCATTGAAGGGTATTACCGCAGTTCAGCAAGAAACCAAAGAACTTGTTCCAGCTGGTATGGTTCGTGAAGCGGCAACGTCATGTTTTTCGGTTGTCCGTGCCGAGCTGCTAAAGTTGACTTCAGACTTACCTCCTCAACTGAGCGGCCTTGGCGAGACTAAGATCCAAAAAGTATTGAGAGAAAACATTATTGAGGTTTTAGAAAGATTATCGGACGCACAATCAAAAATATTTGACGATGACGAACAAAGCTAAAGAGGCATGGCTTGACGGTTTGAGGGCGGGGTTGAAACCACCGACCACGCTAAAGCCTTGGCAATGGGCAGCAAAGAACGTCAAAATATCCAACTCAGAAAGGGCTTCCTTTTTTGATCCAGAGCAAACGCCGTGGTGGAAAGCTCCGATGGAATGTGCGGGAGATCATGAGGTTCGGGAAGTTGTCGTTATTGCACCAACTGGTTCGGGTAAGTCAACGATGGCAGAGGGTTTGATTCCATACATTATTGCCGAAGACCCAGGCGCGATGTTCTATGCTTCACAGACAGATGCCGATGCGCGGTTCTGGGCTGAGACTAGATTGAAGCCAGCTTTAATGTCGGTTGAGCAAGTTCGACGGCTATTCCCAGAAGACCGTCACAAATCAAGAAAGTTGGAAATCATATTTCCGCACATGCCGTTAATCATGGGCGGGGCAAACATGTCGAACTTCCAAGAGAAATCAGTTCGCTGGATTTACGGGGATGAGGTTTGGAAATGGGAGGCTGGTTTATTGAGGGAGTGCCAAGCTCGGACGCACAACCGCTGGAACAGGAAAGAGTTTTATGTATCACAGGCTGGAGTCGGTGGGCAGATCGAGGATAACGGGGTATTCCACGGCGGGGATGATTTGTGGCGGGAGTGGATGAAGACGGACAGGGCATCATTCTCATGGAAGTGCGAATGCGGGCAGCAACACCCGTTCGGCTTTGGTTCGATCAAGTATGACATTATCGAAAAGAACAAAGGAGTGATTGATGAGCAAGCCACGGCTAAAACGGCACGGATGGCATGTAGTGAGTGCGGAAAGGAATACGAGGATAACACGATGGTTCGGCGTAAGTTATCGGAGTCAAATATGGACAACGGCAAGTTGGGATATATCAGCCTGAGCGATACGGCATTTGATTCTATACGTGGCTTCCATGTTGATTCCTTGGCTATCTGGTGGATTCCGTGGTGGCAGGAGGTTCTTGAGTTTCTAGGAGCAAAGAGGTTATCGTCAAATGGCTTTACCGATGCTTTAAGGCAATGGACGCAAAAAAGACGGGCGCAATTTTGGACGGACGATATGGCGGATAGCGAAGTCAGAATCACCCGATCATCAGATTTTGAGAAAAAGGATTTTGAAGGCGGGCAGTTGATTGATGAGGAGATGGCAAGGTTCGCAACTATTGACGTAGGCAAAGATCATTACTGGATCGTGATTGCGGCATGGCGAAACGGTGGGTTTTGCAAGGTTCTTTACGAGGGATATATTCCATCTGACGGAGGGAATGAGAAGGAGCTTGTGGATTTATGCGACAGATACGCGGTAGCACGAGCTAAAACGTTGATTGATATTGGGTATCAGCAAGACAGGATTGCAGATTTATGCGTAGAACACGGATGGATTGGTATTAAAGGAGAGGGTAATAAACGCCATTTCTTGCACCCAACTGCAACTGGTAAGCCAGTAGAGAAGTTGTATTCCACAACTAAGCGGGTCAATTCACGAAGCGGCGGCATTATGAAATACATCTTTGCTGCATCAAATCCAATTAAAGATATATTGAGTGCGATGGTTGGCAACGGGGATCAGATTGAGTTACCTAAAGACCTTTCCAAGCCATTTGAAAACCACATGCAATGTGAGCGCAGGAACGTGGTGAGGAATCCGAAAACAGGCGAGGAAAAGTCAGAATGGATTAGACCAGGCGGACAAGCAAACCATCTTTGGGACTGCATGTGCTATCAAGTTGTCGCTGCGTTGATTTGCAAAGTGTTTGAAGACTAGGGTAATTTGACTTTCGCCCTATTTATGGCAAAACTACCGCATGAGTGTTTTCGATCAGGCGAGGAGCATATATAACGCGATTAAATATGACCCCGTATCTATCCAAGCAATTCGTGATGAATACAAGGCATTGGCTTTGTCTATTGCCACGGATGCGAACGGCACAGCTCAAGTGACTTCTACCACTATCAATGGTCAAACGATTTCGACGCGTCCAACGGCGACAAACCAGCAACGTATGCAGATGTTGCGTTATGTTTGCTACTTTGTTGACAATGGCGGGGTCGTTAGCACCACATCACTTACCACGTTTTAACTTATGATCCTTGATAGTTACGGACAACCATACAAAATAGCACACGCAGCGGACACATCGTATCGCCGTGGCCCTCAATTTGCGGTTCGGAATGATGATATTGAGAGGCTAATCCCAGCTGGAGACAGAAAGACCCTTACTAGTCTTTCAAATCGTTTATTTACCAACATGGGAGTGCCGAGGGCTTGTATCTTGCAGAAGGCAGATTATTCCGTAGGTGAGGCATGGATTCCTAGCTATTTAGGTAAAGATCAAGAGCGAGGCAAGCAAGTTGCCAAGTTTATTCATGATATCTGGCTACCACAAGCTGACATTAGGGGCGGAGTATTTGATTGGTGGAAACTTTTGGAATTAAGCAGCGTTGAAATTGACCGAGCTGGTGATGTATTTTGGTTAATGGTTAAAGGGAAAGATAATTTCCCAAGAATCCAAATGATTCCCAATCATAGATGCTATTCAGGGACTGAAACCGTAGTTGAATCTGGAGAATACAAGGGATATCGGATTTGTGATGGGGTAATTTATTACTCATCGGGACAACCAGCGGCATATCGTTTTAATATCGGTAAAGATGGCGAAGAAAAGATGGTGGATTTACCAGCTAAAGACGTAATCCATTTATTTGATGCAACACATTGTGACCAAGGGCGCGGGTTGCCAGCATTTACCCATGCTTTAGAATCCCTTAAAATGTCCTTGCTATCCTTGGAGGATGAGCGAGTAAGGCAACAGATTATTTCACGGCTACATCTTACAATCTTTAACGATGCTGGCGCCCCCGACATTGACGAAACAGAATCTTTAATGAGTGGTAGCGGAGACTTGCCAAATCCGATGTCATTTACTTCAAAGTCATTCCCAGGCGGGGTGATGTATATGCCAGCGGATGGCAAACAACGTATTGAGCAGATGCGGCATGAGAACCCAGGCGAGATCTGGGAATCATTCCAAGACCGCATGATGCGTGATTCTGTAATTCCAGTATGGTCTTATTCTGTATGGAAAGGATCAACGCAAGGCACAGACGTTCGTGCTGAGGTTGTTAAATGCCGTAGATTCATTACCAAACGCCAAGGATTGCTGTGGTATGGGGCTAGACGTGCGATGGCATGGGCTTACTCTGTATTCGCTGAGAATGGCAGATTGCCTAAACTTGATGCGCCTACACTTTGGGATTTCTCACGTCCGCCTCGTTTATCAGTTGATGATGGGCGGGAATCCAAAATGGAAGTTGAGGAAGTTCGGGTAGGAACTAAAAACATCAGCGAGGTTTTAGAAGCTAGGGGTTTGAACGAAGATGACTTTATTGAATCACGCGCACGTTCCGTTTGGAATCGCAAATACAAAGCCAAGATCATAGCTGAAGAGCTTAACAAAAAGTATGGACAAGATATTGAGATTGAGGAACGCGAAATGTTCATGCTGACCGCTAACGAAATGGGCGAGCAATCAGAAATAGAAACTAAATCCAAAGAAGAATCACAAAATGAAAACGATTGAAATTGAAAACAAAAGAGGTAAGGTAAAGCTCAATGAAGTAGTTACCCGTGACGCGGCTGGCAAGATTGCTGAAGAAATCGGCAGGCTTTTTGGTTTTTCCGCGGTTGCTAGTGGGGCAGACTTTGGGGAGATTACGAACGTAATTGAAAACGGGGTTGATGTTCTGGATATTGAAATCAACTCACCTGGCGGCAGCGTTTTTGATGGTTACACTATCTATCAAGAAATCAAAAGCCTACAAGATCGTGGGGTTGTTGTTAATGCGACAATTACTGGCTTGGCAGCATCTATGGCTTCAGTAATTGCTATGGCCTGTGATAATGTTGCAATCGTGCCACACGGCAGAATGATGATCCATGACGCATCAACTGGAGTCCAAGGCAATGCTGATGAGCTTAGACGGCAAGCAGATTTATTGGATGGAGTATCAGAAAACATCGCTGAGATTTACGCATATCGCACTAAGAAATCAAAAGAAGCAATCCGTGATCTAATGAAGAAAGAGACATGGATGAACGCAGCACAATGCGTAGCCGAGGGCTTTGCTGACACCATATTTGACATTGGCAAAAAAACATCTAAAAAAGAACCCATGAATCTATTCAAGAATTTCATTCAGTCACTTAGTTCCGATGAGAAAGTTCAATTTGCTGCACAAGTTGCAGAAGTTGAATCGCTTCAATCCGAACTTGCCGAAGCACAAGCTAAAATCGAAGAATTGACCAATGTCTCTGCCGTAGTGCTGGAGAAAGAGGTTAAGATCCAAGAGTTGTCCGAAAAGAACGGAGAACTGGAAGCCAAAGTTGCCGAAGTTGCAGCTGAAGTTGAAACTCTGAAAGAAACCATTTCTGCAAAAGAGGCTGAAATCGAAGAAGTTAAAAACTCTGTGGCAGATAAGACCATTGAGGCACTTGCTTCAATCGGTCAATCTGAACCACTTGACCTTGACAACAAAGGCGAGCAAAAAACCGTTCTTGAAACCTTTGAATCTCTTAAAGGTGCAGATGCAACCGCATTTTACAAAGCCAACCGCAAAGCGATTCTGGCTGAGCAATCAAAAAAATAATCTCCAACTAAACTAAATATATGTCTACTCTATTCAACGACAAAATCTATACACAGGAAGTTCTTAACGCCTTTACTGCTGGTCTTGCACCGCTTAAAGCCTTTACCCGTTCTTTCTCCGCAGAAACTCGCCGCAAAGGTGATGCAATCATCATCCCACGCGTTGACGCTCTTTCCACCAGTACCTTTGCATACGCAAACAACAGCGGCAGCCCTTATGAAAATGAAGGCGGCACAGTTGCAGCAATCACCGTCAATCTTGATCAACATCAGATCGTTGGCGTTGACATCACCGATGTGCAATATGCTAACTCCAGCAACTCCGACATCAATATCTTTGCACAACAACAAGGACGCGCCTTGGCTCGTAAGTGCATCGAAAACGTATTCGGTCTGCTTTCCATTGCCAACTTTGGTGCAGCTGCTGCAACCGCAGTTTCCATCGCTGATACTGGCTTGGCACAACTTCGCGCCGCTCGTAAAACCCTTATGGATCGCAAAGTTGATCTTGGCATGGTTTCGCTTATCTCCAACTCCGAGCTTTACAGTTCGCTTCTTGGTGACAGCAACATCACCCAAGCCTTCCAATACGGCGGTTCTGAGGCAGTTCGTGAAGCTCGTATCCCACGCCTTTACGGTATGGATGTTTACGAAACCAACGCACTTCCACTTGGCGGCACTCTCTCACTTGTTGGCTTCCTTGCTCACCCTGACTCCATCGCGATTGCAATCCGCAACTTGATGCCACAGGACGCAGGTGACAGCTACCTTGCTGTTGAAACCGTTACCGATGCTGAAACTGGTCTTGGCTTTACTTATCGCCGCCACTTCAACCCAGGTAAAGGACGCCACTATGCAAGCATCGAGTGCTTGTTCGGTATGGCAACTGCCCTCACCCTTGGTATCGGACTTATCCGCAAGGCTGACTAATTTCTGTCTGGTATTGTTCATAGTCATTAAGCCGTCCTCAGAAATGGGGGCGGCTTTTTTTCTTGTCTAAAATAAAAGTTGACAGCTTATCCGCTTATGATAAATAAAGCGCATCTATGAATTGTCCACATTGTAACGAACCAATCAAAGCCGACCAGATAGCCGCGCATTTAGGCAGTCTTGGGGGGAAGAAAAGCAAGAGAAAGATAACAAGTGATCAGCAAGCTAAGATGCAAGCAAAGCGCAATGAGTCATACAAAAAGAAGAAAGGATAGATTTATGGGAAGGCGTAAATCAACACCCGAAGAAAAGGCGGCATCTTTAGAGAGAAAAAAAGCCTACATGAAAGCCTACCACCAAACCCCAGAGTATAAAGCTAAAGAAAAAGCCCGCCAACAAACTCCAGAGTATAAAGCCCGAAATAAAGCCCGCCAAAAAGCCTACTACCAAACCCCAGAGTATAAAGCTAAAGAAAAAGCCCGCCAACAAACTCCAGAGTATAAAGCTTACCAAAAAGCCTACATGGAAGCCTACAAGCAAACCCCAGAGTATAAAGCTAAAGAAAAAGCCCGCCAACAAAATCCAGAGTATAAAGCCTACCAAAAAGCCTACGGAACCAAATGCACCCGCCAAAAATCAGCCGACCAATTTTTCGTAATGACCGCCGCACTTGGCGATCTTACCAAATCAACAGAAAAACAATAATATGACAATGACACTAGACAAACCAACAATGACAGTAGCCGAGTTAAATCACGGCATTAAACGATTCGCAGAACTATACGTCAAAGGCGTAGAGGCGTGGATTGAAGCAGGAACAGTCCTATGCGAGTTAGTTGACGCTGACCCGCACGTTTATGACTACATCCTAAAGGATTGCCCGAACTTAAACGCGGGAATACTCGAAAGATTTGAGCAAATGGGAAGAAAAACGCTACACCCTCAACTCTTGCTTAATAACTCAATCGGCTATTCCAGATTGCAGAAACTTCCTTACAGCTTGCAAGAGCGTTATCTCGACGAGCCTATTCCATTGGTAGTCCACACGGAATCGGGCGAGACTGATATCTTGCTTGTAAAGGCGCGGGAAATGACCAAAGACCAAGCCAACCAAGTATTCGCAAACGGAAGGCTTAGAACCGAAGGCGAGCAAAAAGCATGGCTTATCCAACAGCAAAGCAACAAATCCCGCGACATTATCCCAGCACAAGAGACGGGATATAAGATCAAAGGTAAAAAGGTAATTATCAACGGGGTTGAATTCACCCGAAGACAACTAGCAAGCATCCTCGCACAAATGGATTAAACAATCAGCCCTACCCGTTACAAGGTAGGGCTTTTTTTCTTGCCAAAATCTCAGATTTAGGTATTTAACAAATCCACACATGAGAAATGAAAAATTAACGCTGTCCGTTATTACGGGTAATTGCGAAAAAGACGTTGTGCGATTCTTGGATGTATTCCAGCCATTTTTTGATGAAGTGGTAATGGTTCGCGCTATTGGCAATCAAAAACCAGATTCAACTTTGGATATCGCAAAGGAACGAGGTTGCATAACTGGCGAGTATTTTAACAAAAATAAAGAATGGAATCACGTTGATAACTTTTCAGCAGCTCGCAACGCATCCGCCAAGCTCGCAACTGGCGATTGGGTAATGTGGGCGGATATGGATGACACCGCAGATGGATTGGAACACTTGCGCGAGATCATTGCAAAACTAGACAAAGATTGTAATATTCTGCGTTGTCCTTATGTGGTTAGCGAGCAAGGGGTGATTGCAAACTATCGGGAAAGGGTTTGGAGGAATACAGGCAAGATGGAATGGAAGAACGCATTGCATGAGAACTTGATTGACACAAGCCAATCAGAATACCCACATGCACAAACAGACAGGATTAAGATTATCCATGTTCCAAGACTTGATCGAGATTGTTCGCAAGATCGTAATTTGCGGATCTTAGAAAGTATTCCCAAAGACGATCGCACCCATGCTCATACATTTTATTTGATGACGGAATACGCAAGACGTAAGGAAGCTAAAGCAATAGAACTAGCTCAAGAGTTCCTAAACCATCCAGAAGGTGGGGCAGCTGAACGATTTGAGACGTTTATGACATTGGCAGCAATGGCTGAAAACTTCGAGACTAAAGCTCAAATTTACACCCAAGCATTTGCCGAAGATCCAAACCGTGCAGAACCATTGTATGAGCTTGCGGCTTTGTCCTTGTCTTGTGATGAACCAGAACGTGCATTATCGTTTGCTCGCCACATGATGACGTGCAGATGGCCAGATAATCCGTGCTGGAATCACAGAAAAATGTTTTATGAGTTTTTCCGTGAGGATTTATTTCTGCAATGTTTGAGATCCGCTGGCAAGGTCTATGAATCTGATGCCCGCAGAATGAACATGAACGCAAAGTCTGGTAAGCCAGTAATTTCTCTTTTACACGCAACACGGGGCAGATCATCACAAGCTATTAAATGCCGGTCAGAATGGTTGAAATTAGCAAACAACCCAGAAGCCATTGAACATATTTTTGCCGTAGATTTGGATGATGAACATGCTGAGGTTTTCCATAGATTCCAGACGGTATTCCTTCCATCTGGATCGGGTGGATGCGTGGCGGCATGGAACGCGGCCGCAGCTATTTGCCGAGGTCAGGTATTGTTGCAGCTAAGTGACGATTGGAAGCCATTTAAAGGATGGGATGATGCTATTCTTGATGCTATTGGCGACACGAAGCAAAAAGCGGTTTTAGCGGTATCTGACGGGCATAGAGAGGATGATTTGCTATGTATGGCAATTATGACCCGTTCACTTTACAAAGAGTGGGGTAATATGTTTCATCCAGAGTTTTTCTCAATGTTTTCAGATAATTGGTTTTCCGAGCAGGCTTTCAAAAAAGGCTTGGTTATTGATGCAAGGAGCAAAATCAAATTTGAGCATGAGCATCCTGCATTTGGCAAAGCTGAAATGGATGAAACCTATGCAAGATCAAATCAATCTTACAATTACCAATGCGGTTCTGGTATCTTTGAACGTCTAAAAGCAGGGGTAAAGGTATCCTCTGAAATGGACGGATGGTTTGATTTTAGAGACGTTTATGATTATGTGGCTAAAACCATCCCAAACAATGGAACATTTGTTGAGGTTGGGACATGGAAAGGTAAAAGTGCAATTTACCTAAAAGATAGGCTAGATGACATCAAGAAGCCTGTGGATTTTTGGGTTGTTGATACCTTTAAGGGAGATGATGAAACTGGAAAGGTTAATGTTCTTGAGGAGTTTAAATTGAACCGAGGAGAGCGTGATATTTCCATTATTGAAGGAGACAGTGCAGAATCGGCAGATAAATTCCAAAACAACACCCTAGACGGGGTTTTCATTGATGCGGCGCATGATTACGCCAGCGCAAAGCGTGACATCAAATCGTGGCTTCCAAAGGTCAAAGAAGGCGGCTTCTTTGGTGGACATGATGCGGATTCTGAAGGGGTGGCTAAAGCACTTGACGAATTAGGCATTAAATACGCCGTAGTTGGGCGTTGTTGGATTCAAACCGAAAAATAATATGAGTAGCCACAAAGGATCATGGAGTAGAGTTAAAGATACTAAAGCATGGGATGAATGTCCGCTTTGGAATAATATTAAAAAGAATAAAGAAAATGAAAATAAAAATCAGTATCCTTACGCCGACCATACCAGGAAGGGAAAACCAAGCAAAGGCACTAAGCGAAAAACTGGCAAAGCAGATCGGTGATTTACCAGTAGAGCATTTAATGGTTTCCGATAATCGGCGGCGTTCGATTGGTGAGAAAAGGCAGTCATTGGTTGATATAGCCAATGGCGAGTATGTGGCTTTTTGTGATGATGACGATGACATCATGGATAATTACGTATCAGAACTATTGAAAGCATCAGAAAAGAACGCTGACGTAATTACTTTTAATCAAGAAGCACATTACAATGAATATTCATCGACTGTAATTTTTGGCATTAACAATCAAGACATGCCATTTAATCCGAATGGAATTACACTTCGTGCGCCTTGGCACATTTGTGCTTGGAAACGTGATAAAATCAAAGATTGCCAGTTTGGATTTACTAATTTTGGAGAAGATAAAATATGGTCTGTCCAAGCAAGAAAATGCGTAAGAACCGCAACTCATATTGATAAAATCCTGCAAATTTACATACATAACGTTAATACAACGGCAGCTCCGACAACGCCTGATTGATTTCCGCATAATTTGAGGTATTTTTTATTTATGAGCCTTGCAAAATCTCACTCTTTAACCAATTCAGTTTCCGCGTTTTCCATGCTAGGTAGCGAGGAGTTGACCTTAAACGGCACGGTTATTGATGCTATAATTAGCGAGGTGGAATATACCAAGGATTACGAGGAAACAGGATTTAAGCCAGTTCAGCGGTTTGAAGCTGTGGTTAAAACAAGTGATTTACCATCTGGCATATTACTTAAGAAGATTGGATTACTTCGCGGTGAATCATTCAGGGTTGAGGGTATGAGGAAAGGCAGCACATATACCATGGTGACTTTGGAAGAAATCCACAAAGCATAAAAAAGTTCTTGCAATAATCCGTCAAAAGTGAACATTAGGTTCATGAGCAACGCGCAACTATTGACCAGCCACATTCCATCCGATGTTACAGGATGGTGGGTATCGATCAAATATGATGGTATCAGGGCGATCTGGACAGGCAGTCATTTTATAACTCGTCACGGCAAAAGGTTAAAAGCTCCAGCATGGTTCACGGCCAAGATGCCAAAGAGCGTGAGGCTTGATGGTGAGCTATGGATGGGCAATGGCACTTTTGATGCCTTGCAGTCCAATCTTCAAACCAAAGGATCAAACTGGGATGGTATCAAGTTTATGGTATTTGACCTAGCCGGCGAAGGCGCATTTGAGGATCGTTATTCAAAGTTATTGATGATGAGATTGCCAGAACATGTATGCATTGTTGAGCATACCACTTGCCAATCAAATGAGGCATTAGCCGCGACTGAGAAGGAAGTTGTTGCCAATGGTGGCGAGGGTCTAGTTATACGCCGTCCACAGTCACAATACAGACCTGGGCGTATGGGTGACGTTATCAAAATCAAGCGCATCACCGCAGATTTGGAACGCTGGCAAGGTTGATGTTTGATTTTAGCCTAAAACATGTCATTTTTTGGGCATGGCGGTTTCTGCTAAAATTGACAAAGCAAAACTAGAAAGGGGTCTAAGACGTTTTGCGGCATTGTATGGGGAAACCCAGTCGCAAGCCGTGGTTCGCTGGTCAGTCCAAACTTGCCGAGAATTGGCGTTTGAATCGCAAGTATGGGGTAGAAGCAAGACCAAGGGCAAACAGGACGGCAAGATTATATCTGATGCCTTAAACGTATGCTTAGTGGTTGACAGTCTTACCAAAGCCCCGACAGGGAGCGGATACAGGGCAAGTAATATGGGCAAGTCTTATCATGTAGTAGCAAGGAGGGTTTTATTGACTGCTGATGCGGTTAATAATTGGATTGAGCTAAACCGCACCAGGCGGAGAAGAAACACGGCAAAACTTGCAATAAATGAGCGTATGGTATGCCAAAGCTCGATATTTAAAAAAGCCATGACTATTCGCAAGAAGAAATCGGGCATGGCAAAGGGTGGATGGATTGGGGCAGGACATGACATAGCTAAAGCACAGACGGGGCAAGACAAAATTGCGATTGGTAAGTCCTATATGGCATATACTCAAAAGGCTGGAGCATCTTATGGAAGTGCAAAAAAACCTAAATCGGGTTTCAAACCAGCAGCATATATTACAAATAGCGTAGAGCATACGGCCAGTAAGGATGTATTGGCTAAATCTGGCATCCAGAAAGCTATTGAATTTGGGCTTAAAAAATCTATAAACTATTACAGAAGCGCATTAAGGGCATTAGCTAAAAAGAATTTATGAATATACAGACATCAATTAAGGAATGGATTGAAAAGCGGACAGAGGAGGAATATACCGAGCTGGAGGATATTACTATATCAACCACGGGGGAGATTAACGATATAACTCCGCCGATGATCAATATTTACGAAACTGGTCAGGGAATCCATGAAGTCGGTGGCGTTACAATGTATGGAGTTACTGATTTTGAAATTAGCGTGGAACTTGTAACCGTGCCAGCAACTGAGAACGACGAAGGAACGCCAACAGTCGATGATTTAGAGGCAAGGAAGGCTTTATACAATATCTTGGCAGACAGATATGCCATTGAGTGGATGAGTGAGCAGAACGGATGGCGGATATTTGACATTCGCTTATCTTCCCCTATAACAGAATCAAACGAAGGGACACGATCAACGAGGTTTGAACTTCAAATCGTAGCCTGTCCAACCAACTAATTAAATTACATGAGCGCAACAGTATTTGGAGCAGCAAGATACGGGGTTATTGATGATTCTTCGGCAACAGGATTGTTGGTGGGGAACATCAGTTATTCATATAGTAGTGAACAAGCATTTGCCAAAGATCACCTTGGATGTGATGTTGGCATGTCGGTTTATAATGATTCCACCGAAATCTCGATTAGCGGGGTTGTTAAAACAAAAGCTACTGGTTTAGTTCCAGATATAGCTGCCGTTTTAACTCTTGCAAACAGTTCTGCTGATACATTAGGACTTGATTCTAAGAATCTCTTTACAAGTCCATCAAGCGCAGGCGTTGTTGTCACAGGAGCAACACTTAATCGGGTAAATAGCGAGTTTGAGAATGGAGAAGTATCGGCAATCTATAAACCATTGATAAGTGTTTCATCGCCTGCGGTGTTGACGTAATATCAATTTATAAAATTTAAGAAAAATGAATAACACGGGCGAAAGCTACGGGACGGGTGATTTGAATTTAGCTGCGGCAATATTATCAATGGGGATTCCTCCAGAGATAATGCCAGTTAAGTTAATAGCCACTTCGGGGGGGAAGGATTATGTGCGATTCATGATGAAAGAGCTTTCCATTGATGGAACATTAAACACTCGTTCATTGATGGTGGCATGGGATAATTATTATACTTATTCCAAAAACAACCCAGATTGCATATTTACGAAGATTATGACCTTTGTCAGATCTAAGCCTGGCGATTGTAAAACATACCTTAATTGGTGCGAATATGGTTCAGAATGGTTGGAAATAAGCATGGCCGCTTGTAAGCGATACATGACGGGAGAACCTAAGATTTGGCAAAGTGCGCCAGATTCCGAACCAGCATACATCTTGGCATTTATTACCAATCGATTCTGGCTTTTAAACTTAGCTAAACAATTTCAAAAGGATGGCAACTTTGATGTTCTTACGGAGCGGGGTAAATCCATTTCACTTATATCAGAGAAGCTATCTAAGAGTAAAAGAGACTATTTAACATCAAGAATGTAACACATATGAAATACGAACTAAAAAAAGGAACGCTGGGAATCATTGATTGGTTATCAGGGACAAGTAAGAACCCGTTACTATTAGGCGGGGCTTTTGGCATATCAGACGTAGCTGAGGCTTGCTGGATATTTACGGTTGATCTTATGGATGTTGAGAAAATGACACCCCAGAAGGTAAAAGCTGAGGTTAAGCGATTTATGGCAGATTTAGATGCCGATGCGTTTAATCAGATGCAAAAACACGCCGAGATTGAAATTAAAAAATTCTTTAATTCCGATACCCGACCAAAAAAGCAGGGGGTGGCGGTGGGTCTGAAAAAGAAAGTATCTCGCAAGTAAAGATATCGCCACTAGCCACAGCAATTCACATATTAAGTGCATATGGATTAACAGCAAAAGAGATTAAATATGACTTAGATATTGAATTAGCTAATCAGCTAATGAGTTGCCATTGGATCAGTAAAGGATTAGAAATTGAGTATTCAAATGCAAGCCAAGACTCTACGGAGGAGATTGAGGCGGAAATCAATAAAACAGCTAAACGAAAACACTCATGGCGATTGGAACAACTTTAAAGATTGGATTTGACGGCAGCGAAGTTCAGCGGGGCTTTGCCAAGATGAAGGCTGGAGCTTTAAATATAGGTAGTAGTATTGCTGGCATGGGAATTGCCACAATTACCACGGCTATTGCTGCTGCTGGAGCTGCTATGGTAGCTTTTGGCGTATCATCCGCAAAATCGGCAATGGAAATGGAGGATTTGGAAACCCAGTTTGGGGTATTGCTTAAATCCACAGATCAAGCCAAGCAAATGATGAGTGAATTCCGCAAGGAAGCAATTAAGTCTCCATTAAGTATTGAGGATTATGCTAAAGCAGGCAAAACCATTTTAGCTTTTGGCGTATCGCAAGAAAAAGTAATGCCATCGCTTAAAATGCTTGGTGATGTTTCAATGGGTAATGCAGATCGGTTTCAAAGTCTTGCTTTAGCATTTGCACAAACCCAAGCGGCTGGCCGTTTGATGGGTCAAGAGGTTTTGCAATTTGTCAATGCTGGCTTTAACCCATTGCAGGTTATTTCTGAAAAAACAGGTCGATCTATGAAAGACCTTAAAAAAGACATGGAAGATGGTGCCATATCAGCTGATATGGTTTCAGAGGCTTTTAAAATTGCCACTTCTGAGGGTGGGTTGTTTTATGGCGCACTTGAAAAAGGAAGCCAAACCACTTCAGGAAAATTTGCCAAGCTAACCGATCAATTTAGCCAGTTAAAAGTAGCGTTTGGCACAGGATTAAATGAAGGTCTAGGAGTAGTCTATGAACTACTTGGTGGGGTAATGGGTAAATTTACTGAAACCTTTACACTTGCTGGCAAAGCAATCGGCGCGGTCATTGCAGAAGCGGTTGAGAATGACACGACTAGGCTTGAGGCAATCGGGTTTTATATCGGCACTTTGATTAAAGATGGTATAACATCAGCATTACAAGCAGCAGGTGAGAATTTAGCTGTTGAGATGGCTAAAAATTTTGAAACATATACTCCTGCTGGTATTTTAAGTAAAAAATTGGGTTTGAATCTTTCTGGAAATATCGAAAGTGGGCAAAAAAACTTTTCGGGATATTGGGCTGAAAATAAAAGCCAACGCGAAGGGTTGCTTACTGGCATTAAATCATCGGTTGCGGTGGATGATTCCAAAAAGATTTATGCTGAATCACAAGCCGAGATTGTGGCTGCTGCAACTAAACGTATTCAAGAGATTAAAGCAGATCCTTTTGCCGTTGCAGATGCAGATAAAGAAATTGCAAAAATATTAAAAGAGATTGAGAAAAACACATCAGAAGGGGCTAAAATGTAATGAGCGCAAAAATATATTCGACAACTAATGCAATTATCCCGCAGCCAGACTTTGAGGCCAGCGAGGGAGAGAACGGGATGTGGACAGGTTCACAAACATTTAAGGTAAAAAAAGGTGATTTGGATAGTGGAGAAACCAGACCATTTTTTAGCCGCAGTAAAAAAGCTACGGAACTTGATCCAAATAACGATAGTTTTTTTAACTTTTTAAAACTTAAAACTTGGTCAGTTGGAACAGAGGCTGGTGGATGGACTAATATTAAAGTTGAATATCAAGGGTTTTCAGCAGACAGCAATGACCCTACACCAGAGGGCGAAAAACCTTTAACTACTTACAGTTTAAGAGGAGTTACCAAATCAGTTCCAATTACCGAGCATCCGAAGTTCCAGACTTGTTCGGATAATGAAAAATTTATGCTTCGTTTACTTTTGGGTGGTGAATTTGTTTTAGATGAAACAGGATATAAAATTGGTCAATGGAATACTAAAACAGATGAGACATTACCTGTCGGGGATCAGAATTATATGGTTTTCATTGAATTAAACAACATCAATAGTGAATATAGTGATTATGAGCTTTTAAGCGATGTTTCTAAGGAATTTGCCAATCGTATATCAAAAGGAATAACTACATACGAAGTCGGCACTTTTGAATATTGGGTAAGATGGTCTTCTGCCGAACCATTATCAGCCGCTGATATATCAAAACTTGGTTTAATTTCCCCTCCAACTGGTGACCCACCTACACCAGCAGGAGAAAGAGATTGGAGATTGACAACCGTTAACCAAGAACAAGAAGGGACAACAGACCCAACATATACCATTGAAATAGGCTATGTTCTTTCTGATGAAGGTGGATGGGATACACTTCTTTACACGTCATGAACTTAGATTTTAAAACACATATTACAATCCCACGTCAACCACGTGAGGGATTGGCGTTATTGGCTTGGGCTAAAGATGTAAATTACGCCATAAGGCAACTGGCAAATATATCATCGAGCAATATTCCATACAAAACGCCAAAAGGGATTAACATCAATGGGGTTGGAAGAAATTATACGCACCCTTGGAAATGTATAGCTAATGGAAACAATACGATTACGGTATTAAGCGGAAATATGTGGACTTATCGCAACAATGGCACGGGCTACGCTGGCGACCCTATTGATTATACCGCTTTCCCATTAGAGTTTGATGGGGTTAATGATTTAACAATTACAGCTACGGGTTACGTGTATGCTCTTTGCGACATTGCACAAATATTAGTTTTAGATGATACAGGGCCATCTGGTATTCCATTTTACAGCGAAAGAGATGGTTTTAGCGGAACTCCAGAAGTTATTTTTTCGACTGATGCACCAGCAGTTTATTCACCCCAAACAGATGCCCGTAATTTTGCTATACCATTGGCAAGCGTTGGTTGGAACTCAGAAGAAAGCATTGCTAATGTATTAAAACAATACGTAGTTGATGATATATGGCCAGTTGGCGGAAGTGCCACTTACGAGCCAACTCCTTAGTATTTCAAATAAATCCTTTTTGTCTTGAAATTTGACTTTCGCCCAAAAAAGGCAAAAATCACCGCATGGATATTACTTCAGCAGTAGCAAGTGGGTCTTTAAACGCAACAGCCTCCGCAACTTCCACAAGGGTATCGGGAGTTGTGACTATTGGTGGCACAAATACAATCAGATCACTTACGGGCGTTAATGTTGCATATAGCACAAGAGCTATCTTAGCTAATGCGTCTGATGCTTTCGTTTTGGTTACTTCAACCGATACCACATCTGCATCAACGGCATGGTCAGCTGGAACTGCTCAAGTTGAAACCGCAACAGCAGCTGGCACAATTACAGCAAGCGGAAATGCCACGATTACGGTTACAGCGGCAGGGATGACAGGATCACCTAAAGCCATTAGCGTAGCAGTTACCAATACTGATACCGCAGCTACTTGGGCTGGCAAGGTCAGAACCGCTCTTGCAGCAGATGCGGACGTTTCGGCATTATTTACAGTTGGAGGCACAACTACGGCCATCAGTTTGACCCGTAAAGTCAATTCTCGCGGCGTGTTACCTGGCAATGACGCGACTTTAAACATCGCCACAGCAAACGGCACTTGCACGGGAATTACGGCGGCTGCAACTTCAGCTAACACCACGGCAGGGGTAGCTTCTGACGGGGCTTATATCTATGACGGTGATGCCAAAGACTTTGAGGGGGTGACAATCCCAACTATTGCAACTCTTAAAGCTATTGAGATTATTTGTGACCACGGAGAAGTTGATTTAACTTCCACGGATGAAACATCGACTATCAAAGCGGGAGAGCGCAGAACTATTTCAAATGATAATGGTATGCCTAGTTTTCTTGCTACTTTGACGTTTACCGCAGTATCGGAAAGCGATATATCAATTACTGTATTTGGCGCAACCGCATAAAATCATGGCAGATTCATTCACACTAGCTAAAGGCGAGATATTACGCATGGTTTATACACCTGTGACGGATGGAGAAGCCATTACAGTTGATCCAAGCTGGGATGTAGCATCAAGCATGAAAAGGCAAGGAGTATCGGCATTGATTGACCTTGAACCAACTATTGCCAATGGCGTTATCAATATTGAATATGACACAGTTGACCTAGATTTAGGCACTTACAATATAGATGTTCGCATTACCCAAACTGGGAATGACGATGTATTTTCCGTGCAGTTTTTCTTTCATTTAGTAGGCACAGTAACCCCACCATCAACCCGATAACATGGCAAGCTCAGTAGATATTACCGTTAATAATGGAATCGCAACCGTAGAGATTGACGTAACACGCGGATTGGCAGGTGCAGCCGCCACAGTCGATCAAACTATTATTGATGGCAGCGCCAACGCCGTGTCTGGCAATGCTGTATTTGATGGACTTGCACTCAAAGCGCCACTTGCCAACCCTACCTTCACCGGCATCGTCACAGCTCCACGGATCACAGGCCGCTGCGATGGTCTTGAGGTTTTCTGCAAGGCAGGACTTGCGATCAACGCTGGTCAGGTCGTCTACGTCACAGGCGCATCTGGCAACAACATCATTATCGGTCTGGCACAAGCCAACGCCGAGCTGACATCCAGCAAGACCATCGGCATCAGCGAGTCAACTCTTGCCAACAACGGCACGGGCTACGTCATCACCGAGGGGCTGCTTACAGTCAGCATCTCGGCACCGTCTGCTATCGAGGGCGACCCGATCTGGCTATCACCATCGACCGCTGGCGGCATGGTCTTTGGCGCAGCCAATAAGCCCGTGGCACCGAATCATATGGTTTATCTCGGCGTGATAACACGCAAGACCGGCAACAATGTTGTCGAGATTTACGTTAAGATACAGAACGGATCGGAGCTTGATGAGCTTGCCGATGTGTTGATAACCAGCGCAACCGCAGGGCAGGCATTGATGCGGGGGGCGACTAACTGGGAGAATCGCAGTCTTGTAGCCACTGACATCAGCGACTCAACTAGCGCAGGTCGCGCTTTGCTCACGGCCGCAGATGCAGCAGCTCAGCGGACATCGCTGGGACTTGGCACCGCAGCGACTACTGCATCCACCGATTACGCAACCGCAGCGCAAGGCACCGACGAGCGAGTTCCAACCGCAGCGGGGCTGACCACTAAGTTCGGCACGGCAAAAGCAACTCCAGTTGACGCTGACAAGGTGGCTATCCTCGACTCGGCTGCATCAGACGCGCCGAAGCACTCAACGCTGACGGCGATCTGGACGTGGATACAAAGCAAGTTCGCAGGCGCATCGAGCAAGACAACCCCGATTGATGCTGATTCTTTCAACATCGTTGATTCAGCGGACAGCAACGCAGCCAAGCGAGTTACGGGAACTAACCTCAAGGCGTTTCTCAAAACCTACCTAGATACGCTCTACGTGGCTTTGACGGGCGATCAGACTATTGCTGGAGCAAAATCATTTTCCTCCACAACCCGACCTACAAGCAGCGGAACTGGAACGCCTGCCAGTAACTCTTTAATTACTCGCGCAGATGCAGATTCAAGGTATTGGAGTCCAAGAATGATTTCTGGAATAACCCTTTACTTGGAGGCTAATGAATTACTTTATCAAGGCACGGCAACACCGACAGACGGGTCAGAAGTAACATCTTGGAAATCAGCTCATAGAAACGGGACTTCTGAAATTTTGGTTGTTCAAGCTGGTGGAACACTTAAACCATTGTTCAAAACTTCAGTTCAAAACAGTTTGAATGGAGTTTTGTTTGATGGATCAAATGACTTACTGCAATCCGCAACTGGTTACAATGGATTCGTCTCAAATACGGGCAGAACAATGTTTGTTGTATGCCGCCCGACAGTTCAAGTATCAACTGGATCTGGAACGAGCTATGCAAGACCGCAATTAGTCGCGAACCTTTCACAATTCAACGGTATTGCAGTCAGTCCGTCTGGATCTGGTAACATTTTCACAGCTTGGGATTATGATTCGAGCGGTGCTTTAATTCAAGCTAGCACAGCAGAGGTTGCAACAAATACGGCAGTAGTTATTACCAACAGGCATCAAACAGGAACTAGCCTCATACAGGTCAATAAATCAACTCCAGTAACAGCTACGACCCTTCGTGAATGTACTAACGGATCAGCTTTACAGATTGGAACATCTGGAGGATCTGCGTATTACACGGGATACATCTTCGAGACTATTATTTTCGGCAGAGCTTTAAGCAACGATGAAATTTCAGCAGTCCAAGACTTCTTAATCTCTAAATGGGGAATATAATATGATACCAAAACTCACAACAATCGATCAAGTGACAATCCAAGGGGCTGAAGCAGCTCATCATTTAGCAGTCACGCTAAAGGCGGGATGGGAGCAAGTATGGAATCGCGCACCTGAGATCGTCGCAACCGAGCTTAACGCCGACCTTGCAAAGTCAGGCGCGATCTTCCAACTCAACGCACAGACCGCCACAGCAATCAACGCGATCCTAGACCTAGTAGATGACGAGCGATTCACCGTGCGCGTCCCAACATCCATGCCGAGTGGCTGGGAATTAGGGCAGGCAGGATTTATCTATACCGCCCCTCCTATCCCAGACATAACTGACAATCCGCCAGCACCGCAACCATGATCGATCCAGACGATGACGAAATCGGCGAAGGCACAGGATCACCCGTAACATGAAACCAATGTATCCATACCGACCACCGCAATCAGACTCAATGATTTCCCTATCGATCGCGCTTGTAATACCCACTATTTTAATCATCTTCTATAACTTACAATAAGCCATGCACGAGCATTCCCACCTTTACAATCTAGTCAACGGCGCAGTCGGGACTGTCGCGTCATTACTTGGCGTGATCAGCACCTGCCAAGAACAATTTGAGTATGGAGTTCGCATTACTGGTGGATTGATCGGTATTTTGATTGGCTTGATTACCCTGTATAACTTCATCAGAAAAAGGAAGTGATTGAATCCTTTCCAGATATTCCAGCTAAGTTTGAGAAGTATGGATCTAATAATGGGTCAATGCTGATACGGGTGTTGGAGGATTTCCGATATATTTCCAGCTATGGCACAATCAAAGTTCCTAAAGGCTTTCTTAGTGATGGTGCATCTGTGCCACGTCCATTTTGGGCTATATTCAGCCCCTTTAATGGCGTTTATTTTGAGGCTGCCCTAGTCCACGATTACCTATATTCTAAGGCATCAGACATAAAACACCCAATGTTAACTCGCCCAGAAGCTGATGAGATTTTCAAAGAGGCAATGTATAATCTGGGGGTTGGCTGGCTAACTCGCGGAACGATTTACACCGCCGTAAGGGTAGGTGGATGGGCTAGTTACAAACGAAAATGAACGCAGATCCAGACAGATTGTTTGAGGTAACTGTGTTAATCACACTTATTTTGTTGATTATCGGAATTATATTGCTAGAAAGACGTTAATGACAACGGAACAGATTAAAGCCATCCAAGCTAAGATTGGTGCTGAACCAGATGGTTTTTGGGGTGAAAAATCCATAATTGCTTGTAAGAAGTATTTACGAAAATTGATGGATTCATGCGAGGATAGCTTGCATATTCCTAAAACCGATCAAAACAGCCTCACATCGGATTACGGTCTACCTGGCGATGAATCCAAGCTAGTCAACCTAGACGTGCAGGGTTTAGGCGTTAAATACGATGGGCAGTCAGTTAAAACCATAAGAGTTAATAAAGCGTGTTCTGAATCGTTGAATCTTATCATTCGGGAATTAGCCACAATGCCAGAAGGTAAGATAGCTCTAAGCCAATACGCTGGATGCTATAACAACCGAGCAATGCGGGGTGGATCTCTGCCATCATTACACGCTAGGGGGGCTGCCATTGATCTAATGCCAGCCACTAATCGCAATAAGCAATCTTGGCCAGTAAGTGCTGATATGCCGTTTAGCATCATGGAGGTATTTGCCAAACACGGATGGCTTAGTGCTGGTGCTTTTTGGGGACGTGACGGGATGCACGCACAAAGGACAAAATAAACATCCATAACGGATAATTAAACCAACTATGAAACTACCGCGCCAAGTCAAAATAGCTGGTCAAACAGTTAAGATTCGTATTGGGAAGCTCGAAAGTGCTTACGGACAGTATGAGCATGAGGATCGGACTATCTGGATCTCGGACAAGATCAAAGACTACAAAACACAAGTCTTGACACTTAGACATGAGATGCTAGAAGCCACGCTACTAATAAGCGGCGTAGGCTGGCAAGAGAAGTATGAATCTGAGTGTGTAGTGAGATGTATTGATGAATTATTTTTTCCCGCTTACGAATCCCTAAACTTATGAGCTTTAAAAGATTTATTATAGCAGCAGATAGCCACGGCGAACTCATACATAATGAGTCAATGTCTAAATTACTTGGCTTTTGTGATACGTGGAAGCCCCATGTTCGAGTTGATCTTGGAGACGTATGGGATTTTAAAATGCTTCGGGGAGGAAGCAGTCAAAACGATCAAGCGTGTAGCATTTCGGAGGATTACCAAGCTGGAGTTAAATACCTAGAGCAATATCGCCCAAACTTACTTACCTTGGGTAATCACGATGCGAGAATTTGGGAATGGGCGCAAAATAAATCAAATGGCATAATGAGAGATCATTGCCAAGGCTTGGTTGATGCGTCTATCCGTAAGTTCAAACAGCTTAAAATTACGTGGATTCCCTATAAAGTTGGAGCATATTTAACACTCCCAGATAGCAAGGTAAAACTTATCCACGGCTTTCATAGCGGAGTCAATCCTGCCAAGATGCACTTTGAGAAGTATGGATCTTGCGTCCACGGCCATGTCCACGCGCCAAACCAATACACAGCACGGCACATAGATGGTGGGGAAGCTCATTCAATCGGTTGCATTGGCGACATTGACCAGATGGAATACGCTGACAGGCACACCGCTAAACTCGGCTGGAGACAGGGATTTGCATACGGAATAATCAATACCAAAACAGGAGACACAAAAATATGGCACGTAACCAAAGAGGGAAACACTTGGATCAGTCCACAAGGAATCATCTAAGCGCACTAGACGCATTTATCAAAGCTGAGGCAGAACAATCTAAGCCCCAGCAGGAGGGTGAGTTTACCATTGCTGAATACCGCAAAAAGATGGCTATTTTAGGTATGCCCGTTTCAGACTCAATCGCTAGGCGCAAAATGAAAAGTTTGATCGAATCTGGCGTGTTGACTTCCCGTAAATCAACAGCTCCAGGTTATCCAGTTTACTATAAATTCCTATGAAAATTACACTTGAACCAACAGAGCTAGATCAATCACCGCAAAACCTACATCCCAAGGTAACCGTTGAGACGTGTTACGATGACATGACGATTGAGGAGATTATGGAGAACCTAATCATCCCTGCATTGCTTGGTATTAGTTTCCAGAAGGAGACAATCGACAAGTATCTAGGCAATAAATGACCTATAAATCATACAAAATGACGGCAAATGTTGGTTATGTCCGACATTAGGTAAATGTAGCACATCGGCAACAAAGTGTGATATTATACGCAAATTATGACGGTTTTCGTCATTTTTTGTATATGATAACTCGTCACGATTTAAGCGGGTAAGTTGTGACAAAAGCAACTATCTTGTTACAAATTGTAACAGATTTCAAGTGGGGGACGGATTGTCACCTAGTTGGGAGATAAAAAAGGTTTTTTGCTTTTCTTCAATCACTTTTACTTATTGATATTTCTTATTCTCAATACCCCCCTACCCCCCATGGAAACCCATAGTGGAGCAGAGAGTGACCCTGATTGATTTATTTTAGGACGCTCAATCAATTAACCCTAGCGTCTCATTGTGGCTGTTGCTGTTGATCTGTGCGTCCTTTGGAACAGGTGACATATCCAATCTGCATAAAACAGAGAGGGGTCACGACTAGCGGTCTGAACCCCCACTAGTAACGTGACCCCCTTTCTTGAAGGAAAACCATGGCTTATGAGGGTTCAGCTCGATTGCCAAGGGAAAAATAAGATATTTTATTTCATTGGTCAATACCATTTTACCAATCGGTGAAAATAATTTGATTTATACAGAAATAAATCTTGCAAACAGGTAAACGCTAGGTTTATCTAATCCCAGCAAGGAAGCAAACCCTATGTTCAAATCAATATATTTCATTAAACCAGAAGCCTTAATCGTATGCAAAATCTGCAAAGAGCCTCACAAGGTTTCTGCGCCTGAATTAGTATTGGACAAGGACGAGCTAAAAGACTTAACAGAAGTAACCATTACTGATGCCCTTATCGAACGGCAAAAAGTTGATGGCTGGCATCATGAGTATTGCCCTAGATGCACGCACATGAACGCAGCCAGAATTGCTGAGGAAGAATTTAACGAACAAATCTAAAACTATGATTGAACCACAATACGAAGACCAGAACCGCTATACTGCGCCGCCAGACAACGATCCAGAACCTAAAACCTATGACGGATACCAGATTGGCTTATTTGTCATGTCGTGCCTGCCAGATGGCAAAGATCACGGGTATCAGATCCACGAAATACGTGAATACCTACAAACAGCAATCGCTGGGCTAGAGGATGAATTTTACGGCATTGATACTATATGAGCGTCCACACGAATACCAAACAACGTGCCATCATGAAGGCTAAGAAATCCGTTTCGCGTATCTTGCCAGCTGGTGGGTTTAACTTCCAGATCCAACATGAGAACGGGTTATTTACCATGCCGTCACCATTTAAAACAACGCAATCAGTCCGAGCGCAAGCCATGATCGACAAGGCACGCAAAGAACTGGGATTGCCACCAGTTAAATACAATGGTGGATTCTGGCAGGAATATTTACAATGAATAATTTTTGCGCAGATAATGTAACAGACAGCATGCCGCTTTTCCGAAGCGGTAGTGGCGGTGCAATTCCGACCTCTGCGCTCCAGCTTCAAATTAGGAAGTGTAACGTTCATTTTGCTTGTAGTTTAAATGCGTTGTGGCACTCCAGATTTCCCAAAATAGATTGGTCAAATGTAGTAAGAAATAAAGATTACATTTGTTTTGTTGCTGAATACGATGATATAGCTTACGCGACCGCTATTTGGTCAAGTCCTATCGCTGCAAACCGATTATCTGAGGGTAAAACCGCTTTAGAATTACGCAGGATGGCTATTTGTGATAAAGCACCAACTAATACAGCAAGCAGAATGATTGGGATAATGCGCCGTATAATATCTAAAGAAATGTCTCATATAACACTTTTGATAAGTTATCAGGATACCGATGTTCATGCTGGGACAATTTACAAAGCAAGTGGATGGAAAGCGGCAGCACAAAATAAAGGAACTTCTTGGACAAATAAAACAAGAAAACGAAATCAAGAACAAAGCCTATCCGATAAAATCAGATGGGAATACAATATTTACAATGAATACAAAACAAGAAGAACTAATGCAGGAGTTTAGCAATATCCTCGAACGGGCTGAAAAGAACCACACCGAGGCTTATGCTGAACTTACCAAAACCGACAAAAACAGTCCCGACAGACCGTTAAAAGCAACCCTTGAATCATTCTATAATGGATGGCTTGAAGGGGTAAAACACATGAACAACACCGCGAAACATCACTTACTATGAAAGTATCAGACACAGCAATATACCTAGAGACAGAAGCCTTGGAGGGCAAAGACGTAACAGTCACGATTGAATCAATCAGACCGCCATCAGCCAAGGACAAGGGGAAGGACGGCAAACCAATGAGCGAAAAGTCAGTTATTATCGCTTACAAAGGAGCTAAGAAAGAACATATTGTTTGCCGCACCGTTCAGAAGCAAATCCGCGCCCTATATGGCAACGATATGACAGGATGGACAGGCAAGAAAATCACCCTTTATCCGACAACCTGCAATGCGTTTGGAAACCCGAACACGCCTTGCATCCGAGTAAGGAACATCAACCCAGAAACAGGAAAAGCACCAGAAGCATTTTGATATGATACCACAAGGAATACATTACAACCTAGGCATGAAGGATTATCACGGGTGGAAGTTGGATAAGTCCAACCTACTCAATGGCCCGATTAGTTGCTCCATGCTTAAAGCCTTCTACCCTAATCCGTATGAGTGGCTGAAATCTCCAGACTTTGAACCATCCGATGCGATGCGGATTGGATCTCTTTACGACCTGGCAGTCACAGATCCAAAGAAGCTAATGACCGAAGTGGTTGTCAGCCCGTTTGATAGCTTCCGCACCAAGGAAGCGCAGGAATGGAAAAAAGAAGCTATTGCAGACGGTTACTTAATCGTGGATCAAGAGGAAATCGACCAAGCTATATCCGCAGCTCAAGCCGTAAAAGATCACCCTATCGCTGGAGAGATTGTAAAAGACGCTCAGATGCAGGTTGCTGTAATTGGCGAGATTGCTGGCATCCCAGCTAAATGCCTTATTGACATCCTGCCAAATAAAGATGGCGAATACGGAGAAACCATTTTTGACTATAAAACCACGTCAAAAGGACTCGATGACGAATCAATCCGCAAGACTATCGGTGATTACAAATATCACCATCAAGCCGCATATTACCGCACCTTAGCCAACAAGGTTTTCACAGATCGCAACTTTTCCCAGTTTGGTTTCATCTTCCAATCAACCAAGACTCACGAGATACGCGTGGTTATCCTCGCAGATGACGCTATGGCATTAGGCACGCGCTCTGTGGCACAATCAGTCAAGGAATACGTCAAAGCGGCTCACAACGGCATAGAAAGCCGTTATTTGACCACTTCTGATGCGGTTGACTTGATGCCATACCACGCGATGAACGAAGACGAGCAACTTAACAAGATTGACGCATGAAAGCAGGGGAACTAAATAAGCAGTATCTACTAAACCTTTTGAACCGTCTATTCGGGGCTGAAAACGTGGTTTCCGAATACAAGTTTCATCCTGTCAGAAGATGGCGGTTTGACTACGCCGTGCCAGATGCTTGCTTATCGGTGGAATACAACGGCCACGGTGGATTTATCAAAGCAGGAGGAATGAGCCGCCACGGGTCTATTATCGGGCTTACAGGAGACTGTGAGAAGATCAACCAGGCAATAGCGCACGGATGGAGAGTGATTCAATTTACAGCTCTACATTTCCAGCATAAAGACCGCATAAAGCATAAACTCACAGACCCAGAGACAACAATCATGCAAGTAATTGCACAAATACAAACAGAGAAAGAAAACAAACAATGAGCAAACTAATAACACTAAGCATCGACGTGACCGCAATCCCGAAAGAGAAGATCACGCCACATAAGAACGGCAAGAAATACCTAGCCATCGATATCTGGATTAACGATGAACCAAACGAATGGGGAAATGACGTATCGGCAAACATTAGCCAGACTAAAGAAGAGCGTGAAGCCAAGGCAAAGAAAGTCTATATTGGCAATGGGCAGACTAAGTTTGGCTTTGATGATTCGATTAAAGTTGGAAGCAAGCCGTCACCGAAGCCAGTAGTTACTGACGATGATGATGAATCGGATTCTATTCCCTTCTGACCTTAAAATCCGATCACATGACCGCAGATCAATACAAAAAACACCGCATCAAGTTGGGGCTTACTCAGTCCCAGCTTGCCGAGCGGACGGGCGTAACCAAGAAAACCATCAGTTGGAGGGAGCGAAATGTGACTAAAATCACTAAATCGGCAGAGATAATGATAAAATCTTTGCGCTAAATTGCTATATAAAATAAGGGATTTTGAAAATAGTTGAAAATAATTGTTGTCAATCAGTGAACATTATGTTCACTTAGTCACGTCAGCAAGACAACCAACCAACCAACCAATCATCATTATGAACCAAATCATCGCTATACCATTTGCCTTAGCACTACTTATTACCCCAGCTTATATCGAGAACCACCTTGTGCCTTGGATCATGGCACTTATTGAAAACATTTAACCGACAAAAGACTATGAACGACAAACCGACATACCAAGAACTAGAAACAATGAACGCCAGGCTGACTGAACAACTTAGCAAGGCATTAACCGCGATGACCGAATGGAAGCAAAAAGCCGCTTTATCTGGGGCTGATAACGTCATTCAGCATCAAGAACTCAATGAGAAAATAGCCCATTGGAAAAACCGCGCCATTAACTCAGAACGTAAAGTAACCATCGCCAACATCGAGCTGCAAAACGAAATCGACAGATTAACCCTCACCAGCTACTAATATGATTATCCTACTAACCATCATCACAGGCCTATCGTTCTTTACAGCTTTAATCGCTAACTATGAGCTTAAACGCCTCAAACGTGAGATCAGATCAGCCGTAAATGAACTATGCAGACAACCAATGCAGAAACCCGTCAAAACTGGCACTTTTAAACGCGTTACTTGGATTAAAGACGCGCCGCTATACCTTGTCATCAAAAATTAAACTTGCCTTAATCGCGGGGTGTGGTAGATTGAAAACGTTGACTAGATCAACTCCGTTTAGAAGCGGAAAATAATGATGAAAACCAAAACTAAACAGCCTCCTGTCCTGCTTGCTAAGCCGCTTCAATGCGGATCACGTATTCATCGCGTGACTTCTAACTTAGCAGCAGGACAGGGGGTTTTTTCGTTATTTGTATGAATATTCATAAAGTAGATTATATAAACATTAGGGTTAAAATTAATGATTTAGTTCAAGATTTATCCAAAGATATATATGAAGAAAGGGAGATAAATAGAACCATAAAACTGGCCAGAGAATCTCAAAATACAATCAATAATCAAATTTCTTATCATTTTGAGACAATAAGGATCTTAAATACTCAAAAAGAAAAAACCGAAAGGGCGTTAGAACAACTATTTTTGCAAATTGAAAAATCTTACAGGGAAAGAAGGAAAGACGAAAATTATAAAATATCAAAAACGCTAGTGAGACACATGATTTTCCAAAGGGATGGCAATAAATGCAAAAATTGCAACACTACGTCAAATTTAACAATAGATCACATTATACCAGTAAAACATGGAGGGACGAGTGAAGATACTAACCTGCAAACCCTTTGTAGAAAATGCAACTCATCGAAAGGAGCTAAGATTTTATGAACCACTTTGAACTAGAACCATTTCCGCAGTCTGGAATTAACCTGCATATACTTTCATGTGCCAGGAAATGTCAATTACACGGACTAAGCGAGGGAGAAGCAGAAAGCAGAATCATGGCGTTTCAAGGCACTACTAGACGACCTTTAAAGTCTAGCGAGGTCAAGAGAGCTATTAGCCGAGCGTATTCAACTGATTACAAGCCGACACACGTTAAACCGCCGAAGCAGGAATGGCAGCCATCCAAGACTAGGCAGACAACCTACCGCAAGAAAACCAAAGGGATCACGCCTTATGACCTATGGGAGATGTCACCGATGCGTATTGATGATGGACTAACTCAAAAGATGATTCTTGAAATGCTCTTTCCAGATCCAAACGGTTTAGTTTGTGTTGGCAAGTCGGCTTTTGAGTTCCACACCGCACGGCTGAATCAATTCAAAGACTTGAGCCAATGCCAGTTTATTGTGGCCGCATACATGACTAAGCCTAAAGGAATCACCCAAGACGGCAAGGAATCAATGCATTGCTTGGATAACTGCGGAGAAAGGCGATATTTCGTTTGTGACTTTGACGAGCCAAAGAGCGCGGATCATCCAGCTATTATCATGCAATTAAAGCGAACGTTTGATTTGGTTATGGTATTGAGCAGCGGAGGCAAATCACTTCACGCTTGGTTCAATGTCCAGCCAGACGAGGAAGAATCATTCTGGCAATCCGCAATCGAATACGGGGCAGATCCAGCACTAATGAGAAACCGCTCGTCATTTGTTCGGCTGCCGTTTGGAAAACGCGATAACGGCAAAACCCAACAAGTGTTTTATTTTGACTATACTAAATTGAAAGATTGATGTAATTTACTGTTAATTGTGTTAAACTTAACACTTTACAAAAACATTTACAAATAGATAATATAACCACCATGTATGCAAAACTCTTCTCAAGGATAGCACAGTCCTCTTTAATGGAGGAAGACGTGAAAACTAGATATATTTTTATGATGCTCCTAGCACTTGCCGATTCTCACGGGGATGTCATTGGAACAGATGTGGCAATAGCCCGTATGATGAACATATCTAAAAATGAATTTGTGGAGGGGGCGCAAAGGTTAATGCAGCCAGATGCAGACAGCAACTCTCCTGCATATGATGGGCGCAGAATCATACTTAGCGAGGCAGGAAGGGGCTATAAATTGGTTAATTATCTCAATTATCGAGCTATTAAATCTGACGATGAAAAGCGTGAATATATGAGGGAATATATGAAAAAACGCAGAGCAAGTAGCAGACAATTAGAGGAAAATGTAAAATCTGTTAAACTCTGTAAATATCAGTTAACCGATGTAACACATACAGAAGCAGAAGCAGATACAGAGGAATATAATAATAAACTACTTATGTCCGTTAGCACGGACGAGAGTAATTCTGAAAATCCGCTTATGCCATTATGGAAAACATTTAATTCAAAATCCCGCGAAAGATCATCACTCAAACAACTCGAAGCGGAATGGAAGAAAACACAAGACAAGCCAGATATAGCTGGGTTAATAGAATCGGTAAAGATTTGGAATGACTCAAGCGAATGGATAAAGAAGAATAGGCAGTTTTCACCTGGCGCACATTTATTCATTAAGAACCGCAAATGGGAAACTACACCCGAAAAGGCTAAACCAGAGGATTTAGGAAAAAGGTCAACACATGAGATATTCAAACCACTTGACCAAAACGCCCCCACTAGTGGCAAAAGAGACACCCATGAAGTTTTCCGAGATGAAGCGGGGAACATACTAAACGGAACAGGACGCAGATCAATACACGAAACATTTACGGATGACGGTAATGGAACAGTCCAGAACGGCAGAAGATCAACCACAGAATATATTTAAAATTATGACCCAAGAACCAAAACAAATTGAAATGCCAACAGCTCCAGATGCCGAGGCCGCATTACTAATCTGCCTAATCGAAAACCCTCAAAGATTTGGCAAGCTATTACTGGCATCCAATATCAATGCTGATTATTACTCTAGTCCCTCCAATGCTGAGATGCTGAGGATTATCACGCAGCGACTAAAAGACCAGTTGCCGCTTGATCCAACCAGTATTAAAGAGCAAATCAGAGGTAAAAAGCACGAGCCTTTAAGCATTGCTCATCTTACCTCAATTTTATCCACCGAATACTCCGAGGAAGGGTGGGAAGGGTATGTTGCAGTTATCCGAGAGGCAAAGGCTAAGAGGACGCTTTTAGAGGCATCTACGGCATCTTTAGAGATGTCTGGGGAGGAGGCTTTATCCGCGCTCAGAAAGGCTCACAAAGATGCACAAAACGAGTTACAGGGATCAAGTGAGGTTCAGACAGCGAAGGAAGCTGTAAAGGCTTTTGTTAAAGCCATGAGAGAGCGTTCTGAATTAGGTTCATCAGCAGGATTAAAAACGGGGGTTGAACAAATTGACACCCACACAGGCGGGATGCGTAAGGGAGAATTATGGGTTGTAGGGGCTAAAACAAGCGGAGGTAAATCAATTCTCATGCTACAAATGGCAACTGAAGCGATATTAGCGGGAAAGCGAGTATTAATATTTAGCCTGGAACTTGGATCTGATGAGATTATTAACCGCATGATTTCTTTTCAAGCAAGGGTCAGCATGGGTGAATTAACTGGGGTAAAGCCATATCTAGTGAACAGCACCTTGAAAATAAAAGCCCAAGCAGATGAGTTAGCAAAATTAAACTTTTCCATTTGCGATACAGCCAACATGACAATGGATCAAATCGAAGGGCATTGCATCAGAGAATATGAGACAAACGGACTCGACTTGGTTATAATCGACTATTTACAGCAAATAAGCACACCCAAGATAAAAGGTCAAAACAGGGAACAAGAGGTTGCAAACATATCAAGATCATGTAAGCAACTGGCAAAGCGAGTTAAATGCCCTGTATTAACAGCTACTCAGTTAAATGACAATGGACAAGCCAGAGAGAGCCGAGCAATCGAACATGATTCAGATAATATCTTGATTGTTGAAAACATACCAGATGGCAGAACTGAGCTTGTATTCTGGAAATGCCGTAACGGAGAAAGAGGCAAATCATTTGAGGCAAGGTTAAATGGTGAATTCCAGCGATTCGACTTCAACCCGCGATATTAAATTTAACACGCGACATTAACTTTAACACGCGATATTAAAAACAATACAGTTTTATATTTACAAAACAAAAACAAACGATAAAAAGACACCAATATGAACGAATACCACTACGAAACCGAGAGCCACATGAGGGCAAGACATCCATACATAGCGAATCACCTGGCTAATATTGCTGAGTTAATTGACGGGCTTATGGTGGCAAGACTAGAGGGGAAAACCTACACATGGAACGCATGAAGCTAGCACTAACCTTAACGACATTAGCCGCATTTGTAATTGGTGCGGTGTTGACCAGAAAGAAACAAGACAATGAGTGAATTAAAATACCCAGTATGGATCTGCCATCCGTGTGGCATGAGGCACGGAAATAAAAAGTGTGGTGTGGCAACGTGGCATGAAGGCAAATGCGACATCTGCGGAGATACAACCGAAGTCACCGAGCCACGCGACTTTGGACATTTAAAGGATACATGGGAGGATACTGCACTCCAATCCCTAACCCCTAAAGACCATGAGTAAATCAGAAACACCGAGAACGGATGTTATTCACGAACTAAGAAAAGACAGGGAAAACCTTTCACAGTATTTTTACATGGTCAATCATGCGAGACAACTAGAACGCGAACTAGCCGCCGCCCGTGAAGAGATTACAATTCTAAAGAGTAAATACGCAGCCCACCACGCAGAAGCCGAAAGACTCACATCTGAAATTAGATCAGTCACCGAGCAGCGGGACAGGCTGGCAGAGGCACTAGAGCAAATACTAGAATACCAAGGTAGATTTGCCGAAGAAGATCCAGAAAGTATCGCCCGCGAAGCCCTCCAATCCCTAATTACGAACGAAACAAGTGCTGCCGCTGGTGGCGAAAGGAAAGACCATGAGTGACCAATCAGACACGCCGAGAATGATTAAGGAATTTAACCAAATGGTTAACGAACCAAGAATGAATTGGGAAATGATCGCATTTGCCATGAAAGACAAAGCAGTTGAACTCGATGAGTTATTGAAATCAGCGGTAAATGAAACGTGGCAAGTCGGAACACATAATGAAAATTTACAAGCCGAACTAACCGCCGCCCGTGCTGAGATTGCTGAATGGCGGATCTTGAACGGATGGGGCGGAACTCCAGAGATAATCAACGACTTCATCAAAGGGCAACAGACAAGAATCCACCTCGCTCAAAATCTAGAGGAAGAATTAGATCGAGTCACCGAGCAGCGGGACGAGGCGCGGAAGTGCGCTGAAATGTTAAGAGAATGTGCCAAACAACAGGAATGGCCGAAGTTAATTATATTTCCTTGGAAATAAACAACCTCATGAAACCGCAAAACCAAAACGCTGCCAAGCCAGATCACGCTAAAGTCTGGAACAAAGGCAGAATAACCGTGGATCTTGGAATACCGCTAAAGACCATTTTGCTTAGCTATGCCAAACATGAGAAGCGGACAATGAAACAGATTGTCCTAGAGGCACTTAATGATAAGATTAAACCATGAGCGGACATTGCAAACACTGCGGCTGGGACAGATGCCTATGCGATGACAGACCATCTTGCCATAGATGTAACGGCTTCCTAGAACCAGATGGAACTTGCCAGAACCTTTACTGCCCGAACTTCACTTTTAAACTACCAATGAACGAACTATTCAACCTAGAACCTTCCGAATCACCCAAGCTCAAGTGGATGAAACGCCACTTCATCGAGGTAACAGAAATCAAAGAAGATCACTTCACAGTCACGCACGGCATGAAATATATATGCCAGGCAGACACATTTGATGCGGCCTTATTCCTTGCAGCTAAACGATTAAACCTAAGGCTATGGAATGAGGAAACCATCAAGCCAAACGAATAGGCTTGACATGATCGCTATAATTAGATGAAGACTAAGACACCATAAATCTCATGTCTCGCCAATCATATGCCAGAAAGCGCATCGAAACTTTGCAAAAGGATAAAGCTAAATGCGATTACCTTAGCAAGATAGGCGATGAGATTAAAGAAGCATGCGATATTTTCAACAAGCATCGAGGCATAGAAAGTGGTGCGCTTACTAAGGCTAAGGCAAAAGAACGAGCAAGAATTTCCGTTACGTTCCACGTTCGTAATATACCCCCACCACGTAAGGTCTATATAAGAAAACAACAAGACTCAACACAAGACATGACATTAAAAAGGTTCATGATCGTATCATTAGCTGAACAAGTTCGGCAAAGCCTTATAGATAAAGGGAATTACACCCCACGTAAGGAGACTTCTAACAATTTAAGAACGCCGTGAGCACTGAGACG